GATAAAGAATGTATCTAATGCTGGTTCTATTGGCATATACAAATTCTGATGAACTCTGTATTAACTAAAATCAGCGCAATTAAGCGTAACCCAAACAACCCACGCATTTTAAAAGATGATAAGTTTGCTAAATTAACGCAGTCAATAAAAGACTTCCCACAGATGCTGGACATTAGGCCAATCGTGGTTAATGATGATATGGTCGTGCTGGGCGGCAATATGCGATTAAAGGCGTGTAAAGAAGCTGGACTTAAAGAAGTGCCAGTTATCAAAGTAAACGACTTAACTGAAGAACAACAGCGTGAGTTTATCATTAAAGATAATGTTGGCTTTGGTGATTGGGATTGGGATTTATTAGCGAATGAATGGGATGCTGATTTATTAGATGACTGGGGTTTAGATATAGACTTCGCTGGTGATGATGATAAATACAATGACCAAGAAAGAGTTGAGTTACAGGAATCGTTCATTGCTCCGCCTTTTAGCATTTTAGATACTAAGCAAGGGTATTGGAACGATAGAAAAAAACAATGGAAAGACTTAGGCATTAAAAGTGAAGTTGGTAGAGATGAAAATTTACTAGGTATGTCTGATTTAGTTAATACTATTAATAACGGAACGTCTATTTTTGACCCAGTATTAACTGAGGTTTGTTATAAATGGTTCAATGTAGACAAAGGCTCAATTTACGATTGTTTTGCTGGTGGTAGTGTTAGGGGTATTGTTGCTGAAAAACTTGGCTTTAAATATACTGGCATTGATTTAAGAGATGAGCAAATTGAAGCCAACAAGATTAACGCTGATGAAATTGGTGTAGAGCCAACTTGGTATTGTGATGATAGTTTAAATGTTGATAAATATCTTAAAGATGGCTCTATTGATATGATATTTTCGTGTCCACCTTATGCTGATTTAGAAGTTTACAGCGATGATGAAAAAGATTTATCAACTATGGAATATGATAAATTTAGAGAAGTATATACAGAAATTATTAAAAAGGCTTGTAATAAATTAAAAAATGATAGATTTGCAGTTTTTGTTGTTGGTGAAGTAAGAAATAAGAAAGGAATATATTACGAATTTGTAAATGATACAATTCAAGCGTTTAAGGCTGGTGGTATGAATTATTATAATGAAATTATTTTAGCAAATCCAATCGGTACAGCACCGTTAAGAGCAAGAAATGTTTTTAAAAAAAGAAAAATAGTAAAAGTTCATCAAAACGTATTAGTTTTTTATAAAGGCAACCAGGAAAATATAAAAAACAACTTTAATGATATTGAAATTGCTGACTTAAACTATGACGAAAATGACTGAAGAAAATCAAAATACTGGCAAGAAAGCAATACACGCTGAAACTGGTGAGCAATTTATGGAGGGTTAATCGGGACGGAAAGACTCTCCCCCTATTATTATGAATGAAGAAAATCAAAAGACTGGCAGACCGTTAATTGAAATTGACTGGGAAAAGGTCGATGGAATGTGTGGCGTTAGATGTACTGGCGAAGAAATAGCTGGTGTATTAGGTTTTAGTTATAACACGCTGGTTAGGGCAATAAGGCGTGAATTTGATATGACTTTTGAGGAGTATTACACCCTTAAATCACAAAATGGTAAGGTGTCTATAAGAAGAAAGCAATATCAAACTGCAATGAATGGCAATCCGTATATGTTGAAGTGGCTTGGTGTTAATTGGTTAGGACAATCAGATAAGCAAGAAGTAGAGCATAACGTAAATACAATAAAAGGGATTAAACTAATCCTTGACTGACTTAGAAGATGGGATTGCTGGTGTTAAAGTATTACCACATCAAAAACAATTCATTGAAAGTGCTAATCCAACTACGGGATTAATCGCTGGATTTGGTGCGGGTAAATCATACGCTGGAACGCTAAAGACAATCATTAAGAAAATGATGTATCCAAGTGTTAAGGTTGCTTATTATTTGCCTAACTATCCACTGATACGTGATATTGCTTTCGAGAAGTTTCCAGAGATGTGTAACGATTTAGGCTTACATTATCAACTCAATAAATCAGATAAAGAGTTAATAATCAAAGACTTCGGTACGATTATCTTTCGTAATATGTCAGAACCAGAGATGATAGTGGGCTACGAGGTCGGCTTTTCATTAATAGATGAGTGCGATGTAATGCCACGACATAAGATGGATAAGGCGTTCAAACAGATATTGGCTCGTAATCGTGCGCCATTGCCAGATAAGAAACCTAATCAAGTTGATTTAGTTGGTACGCCAGAGGGTTACAGATTCGCTTATAATCTATTAGTGGCTAACAAGCCAGATAATTACCGATTGATTAAAGCATCAACGTATGATAACAAGCATCTACCACCAGATTACATTGATACATTAAAAGATACTTATGATGAGAAATTGCTTCAACAGTATTTGCTTGGTGAGTTTATTAATGTTAATGGCAGTGCCGTTTACCATCAGTTTGATCGTGATGTTCACGTTTGCGGTGATATTGGAATTGATACAAATCTACCGTTAATCATATCATTTGACTTTAACATCAATCCTTATAACGCAATATATCTAATACAAGTGATAGATGGCAAGGTGACTGTTATTGATAATGCGATTATTAAAGGTAAACCATTGGTTGATTCGCTTGATTATTTAAAGAGTAAGTTTGCCCATCTTGGTGCTGCGTTATTTAGTGCTACGATATATGGTGATGCTGCTGGTAAGGCTCGTAGCCAAGGCACAGCACAAACCAATTACGACTTAATACGTGATGCTGGATTCCATAAGATGAAGATTAAAACGGCAAACCCACGAATACAAGACCGCAATAATGCTTTCAATTCTATGTTACGGAATGGTGCTGGTTCTGTTAATATAGCGATATGTTCGAGGAATCAAGAATTAATTACTGATTTAGAGCAGATGTCATACAATGATAAGGGCGAAGTTGACAAGTCAAACCAAGACTTAACCCACTCGGTGGATTCGGTGGGTTACTATATTGAATATGAACACGGCTTACATAAGACCGAAGTTCGCAACATTAGGATGAGAGTTGGATGATAATTAACAAACACCCACGCAATGACATTAGAAGCACAATCAATAGCAATGGCTCACGATTAGCTAAATTCAGTAAGCGTTATCAAATGTATAACGATAATTATAACGATCAAGTAGTCAGCAAGTTAGGTCAGATATATAGAGCATTTGCTCAACTTAAATTAGACGTTCAGATTAACGATAACAATAATATCTATAAGCAAGTAGTAAACGCTGTTTCTAATGTGTACAGTTTTGGCATTAATAGAACATTTGAATCAGATGATGTTCAAGAGTTATATAATGACTTACGCATTGACAAGGTTATGGCTCAAGCCAACAGATATATGAACGCATTTAATGACGTTCTAGTACAAGTTAGCTGGGATAGCAAGAAAGAGCAGCCAAAGGTAATGCTAAGACTGCCACATCTAACCGAGGTTGGCTATTCTCAAGGTGATGTTGAATGGGTGGCATACTTTGTTGAGATGGTAGGAAAAGACCAGAAAACGGAACGCTGGGCGTATTGGAGTAATGAAGAACATTATTACATTGACAAACAATCTGGTGAAGATAAGATTGTAGCGGTTGAAGATAATGAAGAAATGGTTAATCCATTTGGTGTATTGCCTTTCGTGTATCTACATAACGGTTGGAGAGATGAATCTTTCTGGGATTCTTACACGGGTGATGATTTAACTGGTGGTACAATTGATATGGCAGTTCATCTGACGTTTTTGAATCACATCATCAAGACACAATCATTCAAACAATTAGTTGGTAAAGGTGACAACGTGGGTGAATTGCTCGGACAAGTATTAGACCCATTATCAATCTTAACATTGACTGGACAAAATACAGAGATTAGCGTTTTAGACTTACAGTCAAACTATGAACAACTTCATAGAGTAGCGCAAGACTTAGCAAACAACCTAGCGATTAGCTACGGTGTATCACCATCTCAATTTAGAATGACTAGCCAAGCATCATCTGGCTTTGCTTTACAGATGGAGAACCTCAAACTTGATAGATTCACATTAGAGCAACAAGCAGACTTTAAAGTTTATGAAAAAGAGTTATTCACATTGATTGGTCAAGTATCTGAATATTATGGCAAGGCTGTTAATGGAGAAATGACTGTTGATTTTGTTGAGCCTAACTACCCAGCAAGTGAAACTGAGCAATTAACTATTGACCAGCAAAGTATTGACTTGGGTCTTAGTTCACCGCACAAAGTATTGATGCGTAATAATCCAGACTTAACTGAAGAAGATGCTCGTGTTGATGTTGATGATAATATTAATGCTCGTAATGATATGCTTAACAAGGTTAAAACTGGTGGCTCTCTGAACGATACAATGGCTGCTTTAGGTCTAAATGCCAACGCTTGATGCCATATACAATCAATCTCAAAGCGAGGTTGATGCTTTTATACGTCAGTTTGATGGCGAGATGGAAAAAGTATTTGAGCGTGTTAGACGAATTGCCAATGCTCAACTTGCTGGATTAAGCCAAGACGATATATTGAAATATGAATTTGTTTGGCGTAAGTCGTTACAAGATGCTGGATATTATGTTTTAGTTAATGATTTGATTGATACGCAATTTGATTCAATCTATTCTGGAACATTACAAGCATTTGAAGCGGGTGGTTTAAAGACTGCCTTTACTGCTGATGATGCTACTAAGATTCAGATATTAAAGCAGATGAAGCGTGATTTCTTTATTCGCCTTGGTGATGATGTTGGCTTGAGTGTTAAGCGTGAGTTATACAAGTATGCTATATCTGATGCTTCGGTTGTTGATATGACTGCTGGTATTGCTCAAACATTAGAGGGTTCTAACCTTGCCAAGTATTCACAGACTTATGCCAGAACAGCGATTAAAGAGTTTCAACAAGAAGTGATTGATTTACGTGCTGCTGATATTAAAGATGGCGTTTGGGTTTACGTGGGCGTTAATGATGGTCGAACCAGAGATTTTTGTCGCAATGTATTAAAGCGCAATAGGTTTTATGATGATAGTCGTAAGAACCGCATAGAAAACGACCAAGATAGGGCATACAACTGCCGTCATAGGTTCTATAAGATGGATAAACAAGAAGCCGAAGCAAATGGGTATAAGGGTAACTAAACAGCCAAACTGGGGCAAATACAAGAAGCGGTTGAAAAATACTGGCGATGCTCTATATTCGGTTTCTGAAAGTATTATTGTTGGTATTATTAATCGTACTCAATCTGGTAAGGATAAAAACAAGAAAGGCTTTAAAGGATATTCAAAGGGATACGGCAAGACTGGTACTGTTAATTTAACTGATACTGGCACAATGCTACACGCTATTAATCGTAAAAAGATAAAAGGTGGTGTTAAGCTATATTTCCCAAATACAAATGAAAATAAAAAGGCACACGGCAATCAAGTAAAATATGGGCGTAAGTTCTTTGGACTTGATAAGACACAAAAAGAATTAATAAAACGCAAACTTGGTAAATTTATTGTAAAAACAAAGAGTTAGTGTTATTATGAAAACAACTTTTATATAAAAGAGGTAAATGTTATGGCTGACGAGCATACAAACGGCACAGACGAAACTCCTAAGTCTGAAAATGAGGTGGTGTTATCACAATCAAAACTTGATAAACTGATTGATAAAGGTTTTAGCAAGGGTGCAAACCGAGCAAAGTCTGAATTAGCAGAACAATTAGGTGTTGATTCAATTGAACAAGCACGAGAGTTAATTAATGCGAAACGTGAAAACGATGAAGCTAATAAGTCCGATTTGGATAAGGCAGCAGAGTTAATCAATACGCTTAATGGAACAATCAAAGGCTTGGAAGCAAACAACAA